AGATCACAAAACCTTTCCGATCGAAGAGGCAAAGGAGGGCGTTAATCTCCCGCCGATGCATCCAAACGATCGTTGCAGCATAGCTGCCCATTTTGACAATAAAAACATGGAAGGATTAAAGCGGCGCGCAAAGGACCCCGTTACAAACAAACCGATCATGGTTCCCCGGAGCATGGATTATATCCACTGGAAAGAGCAATACGTCAGCGGGAAATCTGATGCAGAACTGGCAATCAAAATGTATCAAAACACACCGGCCGACCGTCAGCAGCTTGCACGGTATCGTGCCCGTCTTGGGAAAAAGGCTCCAAAATCCCTTGAGGCTTTTCAGAAGATCAAGTATACTGAAAGCGACGAATGGAAAGCCCTGCAAAAGGATTACCGAGACCAACCAACGCGGGATAAGATTCGATCCGGTGATATATCAAGAACGATCAATGCGCAAAAGCAGGCGCGCCACCTTCAAGGGGACGGGTATATTGCAGGACGCAGCTATCTGACCGTCGAGAAGGCGGAACTACAGGCGTTGGTTGACCAATACGCCGGAACTGGGGAACTGATCCGGCGCGGCGGCGGACTGCAAGAGATCATCCATACGAACCATACGATCGGATACGCGATTGATCCAGTGACCGGAAACGCGTCCGAAACAGCAGATGTAAAAATTCATTACTCGAAGACCGGGACACATATGGTCCCATACAAGGAGCAAAAACATGAATCTGATTGACAGGTTGAAAGAAATATCACAAACGCATGGGCTCGGCGAAAGCACCGTTTTGCAGGTGCGCCTTACGGGTGGCAAGCAAATCAGGGGCAGGTATCGCGCCTGTGTAGCTGCGAAGGACAACGACCCGGAATTTGCCCAGCTGGACCTGTACGACCTCGAAAGTGGGGATTTGGTGGGCTTACTCGAAACCGAAATCGACAGGGTCATAGTGATAACACAAGACGAGGAGTGATTGACATGTCCGATCAGGAAATGGAAGCGATGAAAGCTTTAGATGAAGCTGTAGAGAAGTCTGGCGGATGCCTTTCGCCGTTCTTTGATTCGAAAACACACTACGATTACCGGAAGATCCTCGCCTACTGCCGTGAAAAGGGCATCGAGCCGCTTGATCTGACGATCCGGGAACTTCATCAATTTATCATCGGGCAATAAGCGAAGAGAGACTTGCGGGTACAGGCCTCTCTTTCTTTATGCCGTTTTTGAGGTGATCATTTGAAATGCCCATATAACCGAAAATCCGAGACGCATTATCAGCGCTGGGCGCAGAAGTACGATGAGGGTTCACAGTCTCCCGAAGGGGGGGAGCCAAATAGATCAGTATATTTTTGAATTGGAGGATTGTTTGAAACAGGAGTGCGGCGCTTGGCAAAATGGCCGGTGCTGCTATGCATCTGTTAATCTCCAAAACACTTAAAATTATGAATCTCGCTAACAGGGGCGACGCAGCTTTTGCGCCGTCCTTTTGTTATACAAAAATCCGCTGACCGCGGGCGTAAACGGCGGAGCGGTGCGGGATGCGACCCCGTAAAAAGCGTAGCCGCAGGAGGCATGCATGGAAAGAAAATTTTTGGAATCCTTTGGGATAGAAAAAGAGGCCATTGATAAAATCATGGCTGAAAACGGCAAAGACATTGAGGCGCAGAAAGCCCTCACCGCCGCTGAAACGCAAAAAGTGACGGCGGCAAACAACACCATCAAGCAGCTGCAGAACGCCGTCAAGAAATTCGACGGTGTTGACGTTGAAAAGCTCAAAGGTGATCTTGCCGCCCTCCAGCAGAAGTACGACGCCGACACCGCGAAGCTACGACTGGACAATGCGCTGGATGTTGCTATCATCGACGCGAAGGGCCGTAGCACAAAGGCAGTCAAGGCCTTTTTGGACTACGGCAAGCTGAAGCTGAAGGACGACGGCACGATTGACGGGCTGGATCTCGAAGCTTTGAAAAAGAGTGAGCCGTATCTTTTCGAGTCCGTTAAAACCGGCATTATAGGGGGCGGAGATCCAGGCGGCGGAAACGAGCCGCCGGAGGAGGGAGAACCGCCCAAGGATTACGCCGGTTACAAAAAATGGCGTGAGAAACATCAGTAAAGGAGTATGATTTATGCCCAACACATTTTTGACCCCTGACATCATTGCAAACGAAGCGCTAATGGTCCTTGAGAACAATACAGTAATGGCCGGTCTCGTCCATCGGGATTACTCTAAGGAGTTTAATCGCGTGGGAGATACCATTACCATTCGCAAGCCCGCAAAGTTCATTGCTAAGAACTTTGTTGGCGAAACGTCCGAACAGAGCGCCACTGAAGGCAGCACGACTGTTACGCTCGACCATTTCCGCGACGTAACCGTCCCTGTCACCTCCAAGGAGCTTACGCTTGATATCAAGGATTTTTCCGCCCAGATTGTAACGCCCGCCATGCAGGCGATCTCTCAGGCGGTCGACAGCGATATCATCGCCGAGGGAATCCGAAGCGCAGGCCGTACCGTGGCAGGAACTGCGGACGCAACTGATCTGAAGGATCTCGCTAATATCGCCAAAGGGTTCGATCTTGCGGCGGTGCCTGTTGCAAATCGACGTCTGGTACTTCATCCGACGCACAAATACCGCTACCTGACCACGGATAACCTTACGAAAGTTGCGTATGCGGGAACTGGAGACGCGCTGCGCAATGCAGAGCTCGGGCAGATTTACGGCCTCGACACCTACATGAGTCAGAATGCGCCGGATACGCTTGCCGAGAAATCCGGTACGGCGACAGCTGCAAAGATCACCTGCACGGCCGGAGCGGAGACAGTTGCGCTGTCCGGCATCACTGCGGCGGCAGGCACTATCAAAAAAGGTGATGGATTTATCCTGGATGGATATCTTTATCGCTTTGCGGAGGATAAGACAGCAGCCTCCGGGGCGGTTGAAAGTATTGCTATCGACCAGCCAATCCACAAGGCTGTAGCAGAGGCGGAGGATATCTACCTCATTCATACGACGCATTCTCTGGCTTTCCACCGCAACGGCCTAGCATTGGTTACGCGGCAGCTGGAGCTTCCGATGGGAGCATCCAAAGCCTCCATTGCATCTGCGGACGGCTTTGCAGTTCGCGTTGTATTTGATTACGATTCCACCCATAAGAAGGATACAGTCAGCTTCGATGTTTTGTACGGCGTGAAGACGCTCAACTCGAGCATGACTACAAGGCTGGTGGGGTAATGGACGAACTGCATGAGCGCATGCTGGAGGATTTATATACCCTGATTGGATTCGAAAACGCTGGAAGGGAGGAGCTTTGCTTTTTCCTGCGGTCTGCCGAGGAAAAGGCGCTTCGGTTTACCCGGCAACAGGAATTGATCGGCGGCATGCCCACAATCGTCGTGGAAATTGCTGCCGACCGGTTCCGCCGGCAAGGTGTCGGCACCGCAGAGGCCGCGCAGCGCGTTTCGAGCCTGTCCGACAACGGCCAATCCGTGAGCTTCCAGGCCTACGCGGCGGAAAGCGTCCCCTCTTCTGGTTTAACAGAAAGCGAAATGCAGGCGCTGTGCGCCTACAGAAAGCTGTGGTAGTATGATAATCCCCGATAAGTTCAAAGACATGCAGGCAAGAGTGTTCCAGGATAAAACCGTCGAACACTTCTTGCCCATTTCTTCGTCCGGCTCGCTTGGAACGCCCACATCCCAGCCGGCCGATGCACCCTCTGGAAGATACCAGGTCAACTTTATGCTTGTAACAGACGACCTGAAAGCTCAGGAATGGGGCCTCAGAATCAACCGGGACGCGGTGATGACGGCATCATTCCCGCCGCCGGTCGAGGAAGGACATTTCATTCGGCGCAACGGACAATTTTACCGTGTGGCCGGCGTGCAGCCGTTCGACGCATACACCCGATATCTGCTAAAGGCGGTGGATATATGAGCGTGGAAATTAAGGGCCTTGACAGCCTGCGTAGGAAATTACAATCGCTGGGCGGTGAGCTGGAGCAGGCGACGGAAAAAGGCGTGGAGAAGGCCACGAAGACCGTGCAGACGGCCGCAAAGCTGCTCTGCCCGGTTGACACTGGTTATCTGCGCGAGAGCATCCAGACAAATTTTGCGTGGCAGCCCTCAGGTGAATACGTCGGTACAGTCGGAACGATCGTGGAATACGCCCCGTATGTCGAATTCGGCACAGGGCAGATGGGCGCTGCGTCTCCGTCCCCACCGAAGGCACCCCTTAGTTTGGGTTATCGTGAGGACTGGAAAGGCCAGTTTGCGCAGCCATACCT